AAAGAGTTTAGGTAAAAGTTATCAGGATCTTGAGAAGATGTTGGGACACGAGAAAGTCCCTGTCCCTAAAGGAGAAGATGACGTAGGGGCGTGGGAAGTCTACTCCAAAGCCTTCGGCATACCCGACTCACCCGATAAATATGAGATTGACCCCTTAGAGATACCAGACAACTTAAAAGGTGTCACCTTAGACGAACAGACGTTTAGGAAACTGGCTCACGAGCTTAGACTGACACCACAACAGGCAAAGAACGCCTACAAGAGATATGGCGAGATAACCTTATCCGCTTTATCAGACTACCAGAGACAACACCAGCAGACGATAAACAACGTAAGAAACAGTATAATGCAGGAATGGGGAGATGCTTATGACTCTAATGTTGACTTAGGGCAGACAGTCATAAACAAGTTCTCCAGAGACAAAGAAGATAACGACTACTTAACGGCAACCTTATCCAAAGACCCAAGAGGTGTAAGGTTCTTGGCAAGTATAGGGAAGCAGTTTGCAGAGAATAAGATAGGTGAGTTCACGCATAAGTCTTACGCTATGTCTCCTCAACAGGCTCAGGAAGAGATAGACAAGATAGTAACAGACCAGAACCACCCATATATGAACGATAAAGCACCACACGCAGAAAGGCAGAAGGCTATTGATTATGTTAATAGTCTCTATGCCACAATATACAGGGCTAAAGGATAAGCAGGAAGCCCCTTAGCTCTAAAAGATTACGGACAAGCTGAGATGCCCCGAAGAAGGAAAGGGAGAGACCGAGAGGCAATCTAACCCTAAAAGGAGAAGGAACAAATGGCAGACACACAAAGTGAACTGTATGCACAAGCGTACGGAAGGAATATTATGCAGCTTGCCCAGCAGAAATATTCCAAGCTCATCAATTCGGTTTACCTTAGACCGAACGTAAAGGGCAAGACCTTCTTCCAAGACCAGATAGGAAGCTGGGCTATGGAAACGAAGGGTGGTAGAAACGTACAGACTCCTAACAACGACCCGAACTTGGCTCGTAGAATGGGGACTATGCTTGACTACCACGACGCAAGATTGCTTGACAGGGGCGATGAGTTGAAGTATATCTCTGACCCAAAAAGCGCCTACTCTATAGCAGCAGCAAGGTCAATCGGCCGTCAAATAGACGACGTGATTATCTCTGCAGCTACAGGAACAGCAAAGTCAGGTGAGACAGGTAGCGTAACAGCACCAACAGCAGATTCAATAGCAGCGACAGCATCATCTTTCACACTTGAAAGGATAGCAGCTGCTAAGAAGTCTCTTGATGACAATGACGTTGAGGGAGATGACAGATTCTTAGTCATTGATACCGAAGTCTTGTCCTCAGCCCTGCAACAGGAACAGATTTCAAGTGCTGACTATGCAGCAGTCAAAGCATTGGTCAATGGCGAAATCAATTCCTTTATGGGCTTCAACTGGATCGTATCCACACGCCTTGCCTCAGCATCAGGCGACAGTACCTTGATAGGCTTAGCTTATCACAGGTATGCCCTTGCTCTTGCTATGGCGGCTCAACCCTTAGTAAAGACAGACCAGAGAGCTGACTTAAGTTACTCTTGGCAGATTTACTATGAGTTGAACATAGGTGCAGTCAGGTTGGAAGAAGATAGGATTGTCAGAATTAACGAAGGATAAACCTGCGAGGGGAGCTATAGGCGACCCCTCGTATCCCTATAGGGGAGAGGAGTAGGAATGGCAAGTTACAAATCAGCAAACTTAACCAAGGTCGATGCAGGCGGTAGCGGAGACAACTACGTGGATGATGGTTACATCAAAACCGTAGAGAAGGTTTGGATTGACACCTTTACTATATCGGAAGATGTAGGTTCAGGAGTCATTACCACATCCGACACATTAGCTATTGCCAATATCCCTGCAGGCAAGAAGGTAACCGATGTTGAGGTTTACTTCTCTGCAGCGATAGTACCGACAGAAGTTACGATAAACGTTGGTGTCGCAGATGATGCCGACAAGTTTATCAAGGAGGGTAAGACAGCCACTTCATTAACAGAAGAAGGAGCGTTAGTATCAGTAGATAGAGTGTCAATGAACAATGCCGATGGTATTGCTTGGTCTCCGACTGCTTCTACTGATATACTTCTGTCAGTTAGTGAGGATACAACTGCACCGACAAACGGAACAATCACCACGATTGTAAAATACACTTGATTTAAGGGGGGCTTTGTCCCCCCGCTTTTATAAGGAGGCAAGATGAGTAAAGTATCCATATCAAACAAAGCCCTAACACTTGTAGGTGCTTCTCCAATTACATCTCTAACAGACGAGAGCGAGAACGCAAGGGCTATAAATAGAGTCTATTCAATATCCTTAAAGAGTGCTTTAAGCGAGACAATGTGGAACTTTGCCACTAAGAGAGTGTTACTTGCCCAAGTAGACGTAACCTTAGCTTGGTCAGATGACGATGACACCTACGTTTACCAACGCCCCTCAGATGTTATCAGGATATTCTCCACTAACGACGAGGACTCTATCTGGTATGTTGAAGGGGATTATATTATCTCCGACACCTCAGGCTTAGGAATTAAGTATGTCTATTACAACGACTCACCATCTACATATTCCGCCTCATTTAAAGAAGCGTTTACAGATAAACTTGCCTCAGATATAGCATTTATGATATTAAACTCATCAGAGAAGGCAAACTCTATGCTTGAGAAGTATGAAAGAGTATCTTTACCTAAGGCAAGAAGCGAGAATGCTCAAGTAGGACGTAAGATAAAACTTAAAGACGATGCTTGGGAGAACGCCAAAGACGGAGCGTTTACTGACTGTTGAAAGTAGATATAGCCCAAAACTCATTCTCGGCAGGTGAAATCGGCTCACCTTTGTTTGGCAGGGTTGACGTAGCCCAATACAACTATGCCTGTGAGACAGTAGAGAACTTCCTCGTCAGGCCTTACGGCTCCCTAATCACTACTCCCGGGACAGAATACATAGCCGAAGTCAAGACCTCATCTAAAAGAACAAGACTACTTAACTTTATCTTCTCCAGAACAGACTCATATATCATAGAGTTTGGGGATAGTTACTTCAGGTTCTACACAGACGGGGGGTCGGTCTTAGTAGGGACAAGCAGTACTGTTTACGAGCTGGCTCATATTTATAAGGAAGATGAGTTGTTTGACGTTCAGATAGCACAGTTCAACGATACGATATACTTCGCTCACCCAGACCATAGAGTAAAGAAGCTTATCCGTAGCGGGGCTGATGACTGGTCTTTTGAGGATTTTGATTTCTTAGCAGGGCCATTCTTAGACGACAACACCTCAACCATAACCATAAACCCATCAGCAACGTCAGGGACAGGCGTAACCTTAACCTTGTCCGCTACATCATCTACAGTATCCTTCGTCTCCTCAGGTGCTACCACAAAAGGACACGTAGACTCTTACTGGAAGATAGCAGGGACATCAAGTAGTGTTCAGGGTTATGTTAAGATATCGACAGTTATCTCACCCACTAATGCTACGTGCGAGGTAATACAAACACTCTCCTCAGCAGACGCTACTACAGACTGGGCAGAAGGGGCGTGGAGTGATGTAAGAGGTTATCCGGGAAGCGTAACATTCCACGAAGGACGCTTATACTTTGCCAGAACAGACTATGAACCGCAGAAGGTATGGGGTTCACAAATCTTTACCTATGACGACTTCACAGCAGGCTCAGAGGATGACGATGGACTTAACCTGCAACTTGCCTCTAATGAGTCTAACGAGATAAACTGGCTTGTGTCAGGAAAGTCTTTAGTATGTGGGACGTTTGGCGGTGAGTTTACTATAAATGGCGGGGGAGAACCAATAACCCCATCCAATGTTTTAGTAGAGAGGGCTACGGCGTGGGGTAGTGAAAAAATCGTTCCCAAGAGAATAGGAAATTACTTCTATTATGTTCAAAGGTTCGGTAAGAAGTTAAGGGAGTTGTTCTATTTTTGGGAAGTTGAAACCTACAAATCCATAGACAAGACAATCCTCTCCCCTCACATACTCGGAGAAGGTGTTATAGATATGGATTACCAGCAGAGTCCGGAGAATATACTCTGGTGCGTAAGAACAGATGGGACATTAGCCACTATGACAAGAGAAGTTGACCAAGAGGTTCAGGGCTGGTCAAGACAGGTTACAGCAGGAACTTATGAGTCTATAGCCGTAATTCCATCTCAAGAAGATGCCTATGATGAGGTATGGATTATTGTCCAGAGAACCATAGACGGCTCTACTGTCAGGTATGTGGAGAGGTTTGAGAATATGGAAGTGCCTGACAGGCAAGATAAGATGAACTACCTGCACTCCTCATTAGAATACGATGCCTACGACCATACAATAGACCTATCACTATCAGGAACAGCCGGGAGTATAACAGTAACCAGCTCCTCAGCCGCGTTTACATCTGCCGATGAGAATAGAAGAATAAGAGCAATAGACGCAGACGGGGTTACAGTCGGTGAGGCAAAGATAGATACGGTCTCATCATCAACAGTAGCATTATGCACGGTTAAACTATCCTTTGACGATACATCTTACGAGGGTGGAGAGTGGGGCGTATCTGTTGAGGGCTTGTCAGGGTTAGACCATTTAGAGGGTGAGACTGTTAAGGTCTTGGCTGACGGCGGACTTGACTCCCCGGACAAGGTAGTATCATCAGGGACAATAGACCTTGCCTATAACTATTTCGTAATCAGAGCAGGTCTCCCCTATACACAAACAATTAAAACACTTCCTAAAGAAGGGACATCGCCTAAGGGAACAGCACAAGGTAAGAAACAGAGAGTGTATGAGGTAGCGTTTAAGTTAAACAACTCCTATAGAGGGTTTAGCGTAGGCGACACCCCGACACAGGTCTCTTGGCGAGACCCTGCTACATTATTGGGAACTCCGGAAGCATTATACACGGGAATTCTCTCAAATATACCACTATCGTCTAACTATGAATACGGGTCTCAGGTTGAGATAACAAACGAAGACCCCCTACCGATAGAACTATTAAGTATATCTTTAATGATGACAAGTTATGATAAATAATTCCGGCAAATTGATAAAAACATCTATTAACAGAAAGGAGGACATATGAGAAGAGGCAACGCAGGAAGAGGTTCAAGAGGTGCATGCGGAGGACAAAGAAAAAGAGACGGGTCAGGAAGAGGAACAGGAAATAGAGGAACAAGAAGACAACCTAAATAGGGACAAGAGGAGGATATAGAGTATGGCTGTAATCTTGACGGGCTGGCTGGGTTGGCCCGGACTGTGGTATTCTCCATTCAAGAAGCCGGAAAATCCTCGCCCCGTAGACAACCACGCCCAGACTGCGGGGCTTACCTACTTATATGAGGTGATAATATGTCAGTAATGACTGCGGTTTTCGCTATGGCAGGAACACAGGTTTTATCGGGGATATCCCAAATGAGGCACGCTCAATATAACGCCTCACTATACCAAAAACAAGCAGAGATGGTAGATGTCCAGAAAAAGATAGAGTCTCAGCAATATGATAGAATGAAAAGGAGAATGGCCGGGACAATAACAGCGAGAACAGCAAAAGCAGGAACAACCTTATCCGGCTCACCTATGGCAGTTTTATTAGACAACCTTACCCAGATAGAATATGACCAAGCAATAGGACAATATAACCTGAATATTAACAAGTTCCAAGCCCAATCTGCAGCAAGTATGACGAAAAGTCAAGGAAGAGCGGCTTTATTTGGGGGATTTACCAATGCTTTCTCAACCATAATGACAGGTAGAATGATGACGGGAACAAACACTACGGAAACAAACACTATAAGACAAGGAACTTGGGGAAGTGTTGGTTCTTACGATAACGTATACAGATACAGATAGGAGACTAATATGCCAAACCTACCAAGATACGACTCACAAAGACAAATAGATCCCAGACCGTCGGGCGTTCAGTCTCCCGGTTCTGGATATGCAAAGGTTTTAGAGGGTATGGCTCAGACCGCCTTAGATATAAGGGTTAAGTGGGAGGACGCCTTAACCACTATCCAAACCACAGTCGCACAAGGTAATTATAAAGCAAAAGCGACAGAGTTATATAATGCAGCCATAAACGATAATGATATAAATAATGAGGAGTTTTATTATAAAGAGTTAAATAAAACAGCAAAAGAGAACCTATCAGGGGTAACTAATGCCCGTGCGAGGGAGATGTTAGGGGTTCAGCTTGATGCTGATATGGCGCTTAACAAAGCCAAAATCCAAAACATATTCAAGAAAAAGGAATTAGAAGCTGGTAAGAGAGGATTAGGGGATAACATACAAGACGATATAATAAACACAACCATAGACCAATTCCTGCCATCTATAGACACAACGCTGAACGAATTCAAGGAGAAGGGGATTATTAGTGAGGAAGAGGCTGATAATATTAGACAGGCTTCTATAAAGGCTAAGGTAGATAATGATGCCTATGTAGACCCTGAAACATTTTTAGAGAACATAAACGAATACCCATTAACCCCCAAAGAGAGAGATAAGGCTAAAGAGAATGCTGAGTCGCTTATAGAAGACAGAGAAAAGATAGCCCAGATAGAGTTAGATTCAAAGCAGATGGAAAATACTTTGACCTTAGCCGAAAAAATAGTCAAAGGAGATGGAGATACTAACGAGATAAACACAGCCTTAAATAGCGGTGAGTTATCGTCAGAGCAGGCTGGTATATTGCTTGCAGCGTTAGTAAATCACTCCAAAAATATAGAAATAACAAAAACTGGTAAGTTTGATGTAGGGGCTTATGAATCTGTGATAACAAGTTTATCCAAAGTCGATAAAACCACAGACAAAATACTGGAAGAGATAGTTAATAGTAAACTTAAACCAGTAGATAAGTCATATTTATTAGCCTTTTTAAGAGAGAATAAATCCCCTAAAAACTTCTGGGAGGCTGTTCGGGAGTGGATGACTGAAGAGAATTTACCTCAAGGCAAGATGTTAGAGAATTTATTTAACCGGCTAAGGAGTGGGGATGGGGTAAGCTCAGCTATATCTAAAGCCGTTATTGACACAAGAAAGGACATTAAACCTGACATAGAGTCTTTAACCAATAAAGGCCAGTTAATGATAGATGCTAACGGGAATAAAGCAATAGTTTATCCTGATGGGAGAATAGAGGAAGTAGAATGAAATTTGATTTATCAACGGCAATCCCTGTACTAAACGAAGAGAACCCCAAGAGGTCGCCAGCTTTTGATATAACAACATCAAAGCCATATAGAAATCCTCTTAAAATAGGTGAGGTTTTGAAAGAAAGTGCTAAGGAAGGCGGTAAGGATGTTTTAAAAACTGCTTTAAAGGTCGCTAAAGTTGTTCGCTGGCCATATTGGAGATTCATAGAACAGCCAGTATCCACCATAGCTACTGAAATACAAAAGCCGACAGGGGATACTTTTGGGGAGACATTTAAAAAAGCATTTCAAGGGTATATTCCTTTTAGAAAAATACCAAAAGAAGAGTATGGCAATTATGGAAAAATATGGCAGAACTATTATAAGTCAATCACAGGTAAAGACGCTCCTAATTGGTATATTGCTATGGCTTCATTTGGAACAGCAGTTGGGCTTGAAGTCCCAATAGCAAGAGGAGCGTTAAGTGCGGCAAAGTTTGCGGTAACAAGAGTAGCAAATCCATCAGAGGCAGATGCTGTCAGGAGAGCATTTGCACCGTTAAAACTATTCTTGGAAAACAGAGGTGTTAAGGTAAAAGAGTTGTATAAAGAAGGTTCTATTGTAAGGTTTTCAGATGATATGGAAATATATATAAACAAATACCTCGCAGGGATTCTTCGCGGAGATACAATAAGAATACCCAGATGGGCTAAAATACGACAACTCCCTGAAACTTTTAAAGCGGTAACAGAGACAGCCCTTACAAGGCAAGGAGCAGAAGTCTTACCCATAACTGGTCAAGAGGTTTTTTTAACCCCACCACCAACAGCTCCACCCGTAGCACCAGTGGTTCCAGTAACACCCACAGGTGAGGTGGCAAAAAGCCCTATAAAAATAGGGCAACAAGCTTTAACGCAAAAAGATTTACAAGACGCAATAGACCAATACGCTAAAACAGGTATAACAAAAAAGGGCGTTGCTAAATTATTAAGGCAGACAGCAGGGGAAAAGCAATGGGATAAAATGACAGATGAAGAAAAATTTGCTGAATTTAAGGATTATGCCATTAAAGATATAAATATAGCATTAAAAGAGGCGGAAAACCCTGTTGACTATATGCTT